TGCCTATCTTTACCATTTAGTTGGAAAGAAACATCCTCTTCCTTGGTTTAAGAAGCACGCGGATGGATCTCCATCAGGACCCTTAGGGGTCTTGTGGAAATTCAAACGTAAAGACCTGTTCCGATGTTGGAATGCCATAATGGTTTATACCTCTATGTCATACCAATTTCAAGGTAGTATGCCTCGCATGACTGCAAGGCAATACGCCAAGTTCGTTAAGGCCGTGTATCGTGCTCCGGTTAACCCGGATTACGAGGCTGCGGCTGAGGTTCTAATTCAGAACTTTCTTTCGGTGTACTCGTTTCCTCGTTTCACTGCTGTGACTGGAAGTCCAGTATCACAGTTTCGTGGATCTCCGTCCCGGAGAGCCCCTACACCTTCACGGTATATGGGTTCCGGTATTGAGGAGGAAACGGTTATCGATAGTATCCAGGTGCTCTCTTCCAGGCCTCTCTTCACTGAGAAGCATTGGAAAGTGTATTGTGGTACCCTCACGGGTTTCCACGATACATGGGAGGGCATGACTTGGACCAAAGACTATTCTACTGAACGTTCGCGTTCTGGTAGAATAGGAATTGTTCAGGAGCCTGGTTACAAAGCTCGCATTGTTGCTAACCCTTATCGGGTTCACCAATGTGCTTTGCAACCCTTAAAGGAATACCTGTTCTCTAATCTTAGGCTAATCAGTAATGATTATGTCTATGATCAAGAAGCAGGTGTCCGATACGTTCAGATGAAGATGAAAGAAGGCTGTAAAGCCTTTTCAATCGACCTCTCAAATGCATCGGATAATCTTCCTCTTAGTCTCCAGAAGTTCCTTCTGTCTAAGATCGGGGTCCCTGATTACTGGATCGAAGCTTTTTCTGCGGTGTCCAGTGGCGATTGGGAACTTTCAACGGAGTGGCTCCCTGACTTGAACAAGGTCAAGGGGTACCTCCCAACGGGATTCGAATTCTTTAATCAAGAATCCGAAGACCGGTGGTTCCATTGGAATGTTGGCCAACCGCTAGGACTTGGTCCTAGCTTTGCTTCAGCATTTCTCTTCCATCATGCTATCGTTGTGGGTTTACATGTTCTATGTAATATCCCACTCGAGTACGCTATGGTTGGAGACGATCTGGTTCTCTTCAATGAAGAAGTCTTTAACCACTATCAGTGGATCATGAATGGTCTTGGTGTCGAGGTCTCTAAGGAGAAATCCTTAGTTTCAGACCGCGCTGCCGAGTTCCTTTCAAGGATCATCCTTCCCGATCTTATCCTAAGAGGATACAAATGGAAAGGCTCTGGCGACAATTCATTTTGGGACGTTGCTAAGAATCTTGGACCTAGGTCCATGAGACTTTTTCAACGTCGTCAACGTCATGTCCTTCGGGTTCTTGGAGAACTCCCCGAGCCTTATGGGCTGGGTTGGAATCCAAGGGGACTTTCAAAGTGGGAACGACTCGAGCCGTGGCTCGAGTGCTTGACTAGGAGCGACATTCGTGTCAGATCCTATGAAAGCAGTGTAAGGTCCCTGAATCGCAAGTTGTATAATAGCATCTTACGATTCACTACTAATGAGGGTTATCCCATTAGCGCAATACCCGACCAGGGTATTGTAACCTCATTAAGGCGAGTTTTGCCCGATAACATTGCTATGTTAGGGGAGCTAGCTCTTCCTAATATTGAGTACCTTGCTCATCTTATCGATGATTTAGGTCCTCAGGCTACTGCTGAGCAGATTCTTTATGTCCGTAAG